CACGGGCATTTAAAAAGCCAATGTCATTGTCAACGCCAGACTTAATGCCAGACAACAATCGATCAAAATTCTCTACGCCAGCAGGAGTTCCAAGTGATCGAATAGCATCTTCTCTTTGCTTTGTGTACGCTGCTTTTGCCCGATTAATATCAACTACATCTTTAGTAACTGCTCTAATTAACTGTCCTGCTTTTCCAGTTAAAAATTTAGTAGCAGTAGAAACAGGAACAGCGCCAACAACAAATCTTGTGGCTTCAGCGCCGACACCAGGTTCATCAATCATTTCATAAGTTTGCCCTGCTGCCTCAGAAGCTGCGCCACTAAGACCGCCACCAATAGCGCGTCCTGTCCTAGTACCACCAACAAACGGGGCCATTCCTTCAGCAAATCGACCAATACCAGACAAGAAAGGCAACCCAGTTGAAGCGGCAACACGGCCTCCACGGGATAGAATTTCCGGCAACATTGCGCCACCAGCAGCGGTAAATCCAGTAGCAGTTGCAAGTTCACCAAGACCAATATCTTTACGGCTACGATCTGGTTCTGGAAGTTTTACGCCAGCTTCTTGTGCAGCTTGTTTTTGACGTAATTCAGCAGACGGCGTAGGAACGTCATCAAAAACTATTGATGATTTTTTCTGAGTTGGTTCAACTTTAGGTTGAGTTGGTTCAGATTGAGATTGCGTTGGCTCAACTTGTGTTGGTTTATCAAATTCAATACTCATAATTATTTTACCGTCGCTGATTTACCATCAACAATAATTTTTGTTCCAACAGGTAAGTTTGCCGCTTCCGCTTCTTCAATTGTATTAAATTTTGCAGCAACGTTTTTTGTATCAATAAACGGTTGTGACCTATCGTAAATATCATCTAATTTCAAATCTACGCCTCTTCGAGCGTAAAAATCTTTTGAATTATTTAATGAATCTAAAGCAGATTTTCTGTTGTTTTCTAAGAATTTTAAGAAAATTTCTGGGTCATCTGTTAATTTTGGTATTGTTCTTTCGTATCTTGGCAACTCATTAGCGGTAAGGTTAGCGCCATACAATGAGTGTCTATCAGGTGCAATAACTGTTTCTAACTTTCCAATAAATTGACTTAACGCTGCTACGTTAGGATATTTATTTGGATTTGCTCTTGCAACTGACATCATTTTTTCTGAAACAGAACCACCGCCAGGAACGGCTGATAACGCTGTTCTTAACGCTGGAGATAATTTATATTTATCTTTATTTGTTTCATATTCTCCAATTAAAGAATCATATTGTTTTACAAGTGAAGATTTTGCTTCAAGTTTTCCTTCTGCTATTTTTCCAATACTACTAACTTTTGCGCCTGATTTTTCTGCTGCTATTTTTTCTCTAGATAACATTAATTCTTTTTGCATCCGTTCTCTTTGCGCCATTGTTTCACGCTGCCTGCGCTCTGCTGCATCTTCTTTTAATTTATCAGCCGCTATCTTTTGTTCGCTTGCTAATCTAACCGCATCCAATTTACTTGCAGATTCAAGCAACTTCATTGCACCATCGTAGTTGCCTTTGTACAGCATTGAACCAAGTACACTATTGCTACCAGCCTTGTATGTGGCAGACTCTATGAGCGCCATTGCATCCTTGCGCTTGGTAGGCCAGAGCGACATAGCCTGGTTCATGTCATCTTGAATAGACTTACGAACGGCAGTCAAACGCTGCGATTCTTTCTCAAAGTTCTTAGACTCTCTTTCGTACAATTCTCTACGCCCTGTACGCCAGCCATTCAACATACCCGTCATTGAGGATAGTGCTGCCTTTGCAGGTACTTTCCCACCACCGCCTAGCATCATGCCAAGCGTGACGATAGAACTGCCCAATTGAGCGTAAGTAGTCAGATCTTCCTGGCTAGGCTGGAAAGTAGGAGGCGCGTATTTATCTAGCTTCTCTGCAAAGCCTTTTTGCTCTACCCGTTGTTCTTCTGTTACGCGTTGACTTTCCCTTGCACCGGATTCTTTAACATCTACATCCCGCGCTATTTCTGCTTTTTTAACATTAACCCCTGCCTGTATCTGCGCTGGCAACATTTTTGCCATAGCTTTTTGATATTCAGGTTCACGTTCTTTTAAAGGCTTTGCCTGTATGCCTCCAATAAGGTCTTGTGTCTGTTTTGTAAATACGTCAGGGGTAGCGATTTCAGATTCTTGATTAGACATGAGATCAGCCATGATTAAGCCCTCGGTGGCGTAGAGGTTGCAGGCTGGTTAGGTTGGTTGCCTAGGAATCCACCAAATGCACCCGTCAATCCTTGCATCAAGGCTACCAGTTCCTTGTCTTGCGTCAGGCCGGTCTGGATTGCTTTCTGAGCATAAGAATCGCCAATCTGAGCCACTTTCAAACCATAGTTGTATTGCTGGTCTAGCAAGTTCTGACGGAATTGAGCCAGTTGCGTAGCTGCTTGCGCTGCACCAACGCCACCGCGTTTCTCTATGCCTTGCGCCAATTGCGCCCTAGCAGCCGCTACTTGCTGCTGTCCTGCCGGTGTCAGTTCACCGCGCAATGCCGCATCCTGCATGGATTTACCCGCTTGCTGATACGGCGCACCAAGAGCCGCTACTTCACCCTTGGCTTGCTTTGCCTGTTCAGCAGCTTGCCTAGCCGCTTGAACACCTATCAAACCACTACCAGCACCCAGACCAAGACGAATCATTTGATCGGTAGTCAGGCTTTGTAAAAAGCCAGGTTTTTCTGGTTTAACGCCAGCAGCGGCTGTTTGAGGTTCATAAATATCACCAGGATAAGCCCTTGCTCCGGCAGAAAAAGGAGGGGCATAAGAAACTGGAACCGCCTCTGCAACGAGTGCTTGCGCGGTAGGCGTAAATGGAGCGCCATAATCATAGGCAGGAAGTTCTGACTGCGGTGCTTGGGCAGTAGGCATTACTGGAGAACCCATGCTAGAAGCAGAAGGTTCATAACTAGATTGCTGCGCTTGTTGTGTTTCTGCTTGCTGCGCCATTTCTATGCTTGGATAATCTTCAAAACTATCTTCATATTCAGGCAAGCCGGTATCTGGGTTAATCGTACCAGAACCGCCTTCATCCTTGAGCCGCTTGGCTTCACGCGCTGTAATGTGGGCAAGTATCTTGTCATTACCCCGTCCACGGGATCTGAGCAATTGGGCTAATGACTTTAAATCAAGGTCACCCATCATGTCGGTTTTGAGCAACCGCGCTATCTGTTTAGACATTTATGCACCCGTTTCATCTTTAAGTTTCAATGAAGCCAAATTCCATACTGGTTTCTGCTCACCCTCACCTTGCCCACCAAAAGTAGGTGCGCCTGGGTCAACCCGCAATGCCTGAGCCAATGCCGCAGATCCTGGTGCGCCAACCCCCGCCTCACCCGCCGTAGCGCCTGGCTGTCCGGTAGTTGTAGCCGATCCTGCGTCAACAGACCTTGGCGTAACGCCCGTAGGTTGCCCCATTAGCTGCGTTATACCGTACTGTACTCCAGCCCGTTCCACTTGGTTAGAAATGCTATCAGGAGCCTTGGGATCGTCTTTTGTAGCCCCGACAATGTAATCAGTAAGACCGCTGGCAACGCCCCGCTTTAGCCCACCCTCTGCTGCATCGCCTAGTGACTGACCGCTGGCTACACCACCCGCTATGCCCTTGACCGCCTCTGTTGCCCCCCTGCTTACAGCAGGAGCCGCAAAACTTGGGAAGATGCTGCTAACGCCTTCTCTAATGCTAGGGCCAACGGCACTTCCTACCGCCCCGCCAATACCACCACTAAGTGCGCCTTTCCCAACATCGCCGCCAGTAATGGCAGAAGTAAGCCCGCCTTTTAATGCGCTTGTTCCAATAGTAGAAGCTAATCCAGAGGATGCTGTGCTAGTAATCGCTCCACCAATTAATTCACCTGTCATTGAGTACGCTAACGTATCTGCAAGTGCTGCCTCTATAAAATAAGTAGCCGCAGCTTCAATAGCGTAATCAACGGCAATAGCAACAAGTATCGGTGCGGCTGGCATCTCAAAACTCCAATTCAAACTTGTAGACGGGTTTAATCGTCCCACCCATCGGCTGCGTGGTCTGCGTTACTTTGACCGGCAATCCAGTCATTTCCGCTACTTTCTTAAACCCAGGCTGGTCTGAATAGGTATAGCCGCGCTTCATGCCCTGAGATTTGAGGATGTTGACCAAGGCTGCGTAACGCTTGGCAATGACTTGGGGTGATTCAGAAGTAAAGATATGTGACTCTACGGTTCCAGGTTCTACCTGTTTAACCAAAAATACCGTGTTCCCAATCTGTACCGTCTTAACCTGCGGGTTATTTTTCTTATCTGAGGCCAGCCCTTTGAGTACGCGAACAGGATCTAAGCCCTGCCGCGCCGAGTCAGTCCGTATAATTTCTTCTGGAGTCTTGGTCGCATCAGCCCCTACCTTCTCGGCCTTCATTGCACCCATAACATCAGGAGTTTGCTGCGGCGCAATAACTGGTTTTTTCTGGGGTGCGGGAGTCATTATTTAGAGTCCTAAAGATGCGGCTATTTCTTGATGAATAAATAAATGAGAGGCCACCCAATCGTAAAAATCGTCCTCTTTGTTCCAGTCCGTATCAAGTAAATCCCACGGATTATTTAAATTTAGATAGCCTGCAAAGGCTTGATGCTCCACTTGATGCACCTGTAACCAGTCATCTAGGTTGTTTATATCAACATCTATTAGGGGGTAAATAGGTACTGAAATGCCTTGATCCATGAATGTTTCTTGGAATAACTTGTGTTGCAGCCCATTTTCAAACAAAAACTCGCCCAGGGAGTCTACATCCCCGAATTTGACAATACTGAGCGTGTTCATGTCCATATTAGGAGAGATTCTGTATAGCCGATCCGTACCAGTTAGTACCGTCTGCAACAAAGCTAAGAATGTCCTTGGCAGAGGCCGTAGCCGTAATAGTGGGTGCAGTACCGCCAGAATACTTGACGCTAGTGAATGTAGCCGTAGTCATACCTGAAGATGCTTGCGTCAGGATAAGGATAAAAGACTTACCCGCCGTAGCAGTAGGCATGGTGAACGTACACGGGGTAGACGCAGTAAGAGTCGCTGTCTGAACCGTACCGTTTGTAAGTGAAAGAGTGGACGATGCGCCTACCGTTCCTACCGTTACAACACCCTCTGTATAGTTATTGATCTGGGTATTGGTAATGGTCAGGTTGCCGACAGAGGTAGTGGTACTACCTAGCGTGACGGTAGTATTCCCAAGCGTAGCCGTACTATTGGCAAGGTAACTATTGGGGAACGTGGTAGCAACAGAAGTAATATTGGCGTTTGATAGCGTCAGGTTCCCTACGGTAGTCGTTGTGCTGCCTAGCGTGATTGTGGCATTGCCTAGCGTAGCGGTGCTGTTAGCCAATCCAGCATTAGGGATAGTTGTAGCAGCCGTGACGTTACTGGTATTGGCATTGCCGTACAAATAACCCGTCAAAGCCTGAGTACGGATAGCAGTTACTACGTTTGCGTAAGTAACATTGCTAGTCGTAAAAGTAGAGTTTCCACTACTAATAGTAATTGTAGTCTGCGTAGTGCTATTGATCGTACCGCCAGTAATAACCACCGCATTGGCGTTCTGCGTAGCCATTGTGCCAAGGCCGGTTACCGCGCTATTGGCAATGCTGATGGCTACGTTGACAGCGTTAGTAACCTGCCCCTGGGCGTTTATGGTTACTTGGGATACCGTAGACGCATTGCCATACGTTGCTGCTGTAACGGTAGTGTTGGCAAGGCTAACCGTTCCCGTAGTCGTAATGGGGCCACCAGTAAGCCCTGTGCCTGTAGCAACAGAGGTTACTGTTCCATTGCTGCCGCTGCTTCCCCCACCACCCGCTACTTTAAGCATGATCTAATCCTTAGAGGCCATCGCCTGGTGTTATGTACACAACAGCGGTTCCAGATGCGGTAATGCCGGTTACATACATATTGGGAACAAATGAAAGTATCTCATCCGTACTGGCTATGATGGGAATACTGATTGCGCTATTTGCCCCTCCACCCGTAGGAATAGTGGCATTGGTAGTCGCAAGCGCGGAAGTGGCTGCAAACCCAAGATGGACGGTCACATTACCGGCATTGATTACACGATACTGGTTACCACCTAGGCTGGAAGATGCAACCTGAACAGGCGTAGGTGCTGCCGTATTAGCAGTAAATACAACCGTATTGCCTAGCGGCGTGAAAGCATTAAGACCCATTTGTCACCTCAATCCACGTTAGAGTTGTTTCGTTCCATGTGTACCGTTTATCGTCTACGGGCATAGGAGTCGGCGCAGTCCATTGGCAAGTCTGTTCAACCAGCGTCCAGCTTGGGAAAGGTTTTGGCGGGATAAAGGCATTGCGTCCAGCATCATAAGTAAAACCAATACCAGCGTAATTCTTACGCTTGTTGCCGTTATAGGAAGTCTGCTTCCACTCCCCACCAAGCAGCCGTTCGCAGAACGCAGCGCCGATATGCTCCAGTTCAATACCCTGTGCGTTAGCTGTGTCAGCGTTACCGACAACAATAACCTGAGTGACTACGCCGTTTTCTACTTTAGCAAAGTGCGCCATTGCTGCTCCCTGTGTATTCTTTAATTTGTGACGGTGACCATACGGTAGGAATTGAATCCTCAAACTCTTTTATCTTTTCCATTGTTGCTTGTATTTCTTCCCAAGTAGGCGGGTCGCGGTAGTCCTCCCACTTGGTGATTACGTTGTTGCTGATCTCCCACCGCGCATTAGGCCGCAGCAGTTGCATGGCAGTTTCAATGCCGTAGAGTTGGTAGATTTTTACCATGTGATTATTACGATACCTGAACCGCCAGCAGCGCCTGAGTCCCCACCACCTTGGTTACTGCCGCCACCGCCACCGCCACCAAGATTTGCAGTTCCAGCGGTAGGCACAGACGCGCTACTTGACCCTGCGCCACCTCCACCCGCACCGCCTGTTCCAGCGGGAGCCTGAAAAGGACTACAGCCGCCCCCACCACCACCAGCATAAGTTACAGAGGAACCAGAAAGACTGTTTGCAAGGCCAGCGCCCCCGTCACCGCTACTTGAGCCGCCGTTAGCCCCAACCGCAGAAGCACCGCCACCGCCAGCAGCTTGATCTCCAGAAGTTGAGTGGGAACCACCGGCAAAACCTTGACCGGCTGGAGAAGCTGTGCCACCTGTGCTTGTATCGGCAGAACCGCCACCACCTGAACCACCAGATGCACCATTTTTAGCTGATGATCTTGACCCGCCGCCGCCACCACCTGCCGAGGTAATTGACGAAAATACCGAACTGACTCCAACTGTTCCCGTTGCACTTCCAGATGTTGATCCAGCACCACCCGCACCTACTGTGATTGTGTACGCAGTTCCAGGTGAAACAGATAAACCCGTAGCAGTCCTAAAACCACCAGCACCACCGCCACCGCCTAGGTCAAAGCCGCCGCCAGCACCACCCGCTACGACAAGGTAATTCACGCTCGTCACGCCAGCAGGAGCAGTCCAGATACCCGAGGAGTTGAATATCGCCATATTACTGGGCGCGAGGTAGGAGATGATTACTATGCCTGAACCGCCAGCAGCGCCAGCAGCACTACCTGAGCTACCACCCCCGCCACCACCTGTATTTGCAGTACCTGCCGTTGCCACCGGAGTTGGATCGGTTTGACCATTCCCCGCGCCGCCTATTAACCCACTTGCTGTTGGGAATGTTCCACCAGTACCACCACCGCCATAATTAGCCTCTCCACCACCGCCGCCACCTGAGTACGATGTGCTAGTTCCAGAAATACTTGATAGCGATCCATTGCCGCCTTTTCCGTTAGCCGAAGATGTTCCATCCTGCCCTACAGACCCAGCACCGCCGCCGCCACCAGAACCATAAACACTAGCACCACTATAGCTTGATCCACCTGCATTACCTTGCCCAGACGGTGAGGCAGCGCCACCCGCAGATGTAGAGGCTACGTTGCCAGCGCCACCGCCGCCAGAGCCACCATCTCGTCCGGGGTTTAATGCTGAACTCGGCGCAGTTTGCCCCGCACCGCCACCGCCACCACCTGTTGAGGTGATAGAAGAAAATACTGAATTAGCGCCAGAAGTGCCCCGCGTAAAATCAGGTGAACCACCTGCACCACCTGCGCCTACTGTTACCGTATAGGACGTTCCTGCCGTAACAGACAAACCTGTGGCAGTTTTAAGTCCCCCACCACCTCCACCTCCACCACTACGGTTACCACCGCCACCACCACCCGCTACGACGAGATAATCAACCTTCGTAACGCCAGCAGGAGCCGTCCACGATCCTGATGCGGTGAATTGCTGGATGATGCGAAAGCCACCCGTTTTAGTTAGAAAGAAATTTTTAGCGGCGAACATTAAGGTGTGTACCCCTGAGCAATTGATCCATACCAGTTTGTACCGTCACTAATGAAAGTAAGAATATCCATTTTGCCAGCAGTCGCAGTAATTGTTGGTGTTCCTAACGAATCAAATTTAACTGAAGTAAAGGTTGCAGTTCCGTTGCCTGTAGTGGCAGCTTGTTTGAGCAGCAAAACAAAAGACTTGCCAGCAGTTGCAGTCGGCATTGTAAAAGTACAAGCCGTAGAAGCGGTCAAAGTCGCGGTTTGTACTGTTCCGTTAGTCAGCGCCAAAGTAGATGAACTTGTAACGGTTCCAATCGCAACCACCGATTCAACGTAATTAGTAACGGTTATATTGGTCGTTGTCAGGTTACCAAGGGTGCTAGTCGTATTGCCAAGATAGACAGCCGTATTGCCTAGCGTAATCGCCGTGGCAAAGTTTGCGTCTAGTTGCGACAGCGGTATGGCGCTGGTTGCCGTTGCAAATGTATTTGGAACCGCCATGTTAGAACCTCGCTCTCAATTCATGCTCAAATTCAAATCCGTGTACAACAACGCCAGGAACGGTTGCGGTGACAGTCTGGCCTAGATACTTGCCCCATTGCTCTGCATCCGTCTTATAAAGGATGTATCCACCCGCAAGCCACGTTATTGTTGTAACCGAACTGTTAGTCCATCCAATCGTATTGCCAAGGTAATTCGTCCAACCCACTACGTTGGTTAAAGAATATACCGGAGTGCTGCCCACTTCACTATCGACAGTAACCGACAAGGTTCCCGCCGTAGACAGCGTAGCCTCAATCCCAACCTTCAATGCTTGTTTATCCCGAATAGGATCAGTCATGGGCATTAGGGCTGTTACTATCGTGCTATTTACATTAGCCGTTGTATTACTGTACAACTTATAAAGCGCGTTAGATTCTGTACCGTAAAGGCTAATTAACCCGCCTGAAGGAACAGAGGTGACAAAGTTTAGGTCATCGCCCTGGCTGGTGAAGAACCACTTTTTCTCAAAGAAAACAGCTTGAACAAATCTGGCAGATCCACGGTACGTTTGCTTAAAGTTGAAAGCCGCGCAGAGGATATTGTTTAGCAGAACTTGACCGGCGGTAATCGGGTAGGTGAAATCAATGAAGGGGAATACCCCATCCAGAGAGTCTGAGAGTTTGCTAGTAGTTGAGCCGACCAGAGCATAAACGCCATAATCATTAAGGAATAGGACTGAACGGAAATAAGGGAATATTGCTAGTGAACGCTTACTTCCAACGGATGCGCTGACGTTAGTGTTAGTAAAAAGCGTAGCACCAGACGTAGTTACGCGAACATCAGAAAAGACGTTAATGCTGTCATCACCAAAAATGTACAGGAAGTTATTTGCAGACAGTATTTGCTGGATGTTCCCATGCAAGGTAGAGTCTGTAAGGTTAATGGTTCCCGCAGATACGCTGGTGAAATCGTTATAGGATGCAGCCGCGCTGTAGGCAACACTACGTCCAAAAGAAATCCAAACCCTGCCTGAAAACGATGCGATCCCGTTATTGTTGCTGCTATTTATTATTGCTTTTGCCGTGGCATTTGCGCCTGCACCGCCGGTAATGGTCACCGTGATATTGGCGCTGTTGGTATAGCCAGAGCCAGGGTTAGTCATAATAATCGTATTGACCTGATTCCCTGAAATGATTGCCGTAGCCGCAGCATTAGCACCACCGCCGCCAGAAATGGTTACTACGGTGTTTGCTGCATTGGTATAGCCTGATCCTGGGTTCGTTATTAAGCAAGAAACCGTACCCGTAGCAAATGTAATCAAACCGCCCACAAGATTGGCAGCAGAACCACCACCACCAGATACCGTAACTGTTGGCGCAACGGTATAGCCAGTTCCAGCCTCAGTAATTGTGATGGAATTGATTGCACCGGACGATACGGTGACTTCAGCTTGCGCTTGTACGCCATTGGCATCATTAGGAGCGCCAATAGTGACCGTAGGCGCAGAGGTGTAGCCCGTACCGGCATTAACCGCTGCAATTGGGCCTACTGATCCTACAAAAACGGTATTGTTGCCATCCCAAGTAAAATATCCCTTAGATGGGTCAATAATTAATACGCGCTCATCTTTCCATTGACTAGTTTCAACGCCAGAGGCCGAGAACGTGCTGGTAACTGCTACGTTACCCTTGGTAAGCGTGTCTAAATCAAAATACTCAGCCCTACCATCTGCTTCAAAAGCAAGAATGTAGTCTTTGTTATTAATATTGGCAGAAGTTAAATGCGAAACCGTATTGGCAAAAGTAACCGCAGCATTGCCAGAATTTAAAACAACGGATCTGTTGTTTGTTATTTTAAGGTTTGCATACCCTACTGGCTGTACATTCTCTAGCCATGCAAACTCATCTTCACCAATAGCGGTACGGTTCGCTTTGGTATTAACACCCTTGAACTGTTTGATTACTTGATAAGACTTCTTTTGTTCAGCAGCAGCCATATCAGTACGGAGCACTATAGGGTGAAGGCATCCTTCTTGTGTAAGTTGTTGCTAATACTGATTGAGCCTGTCTTGTATATTCTTGTTTGAATATCTCGGCTTCCCCATAAGATTGCTCTTTAAACTTGGCTTTGTAGCAAGCGTAGAAAGCTACAGGAGAAGTCCAGGGGTCAGGTATCTCATCAACTTGGGCATCAGTAACAAGAGGAGTGGGAAGAATAATTGTATCCAGTTCCATTGCATAAACTTGGTCTGGTACAGGCGAAATGTAAAAGCTAGTTGGCCCATACATTGAAAACGCTACAGGTCTACCAATGTAGTTTTGGTAAAACCTAAGTTCAGCATTGAACTGCGTCCAAGGCATATAGCGCAAAGGTATGCGCGAATTACCAAAGATAATATTGATATTAAGAACGTCCATCGTGAACGCCGCATTAGGCAGCGAAGCAAACGTATAGACTTCTTGATTTGTAACGGTAGCAGAGGTCTGATAAGTTCTCAGACAGCCGGTATCGCGCACCAGTCGTTGACGCGCTTGATTAATGTAATCCGTTAATTCAGGATTTGAATAGAAATTTGCATTGGCATCGTGCAAAAGCCTACGACATTCTGTGATGTATCCAGAAAGAGTTTGTGACATTTATATCCCAAATCATGCTGGCATAGCAGAGAAATTTCCCCCACCCTTTTTATGGGGAAGGGGTACTCTTTCTACCACGGGGGATAACGCGTGATTCCTTTGCGGCAACTCCTCGGTAATCTCAAAACTCTCAAGAACTTTCAAACCTTCCGGTATGTCATTCGTTGTTTTGATAAACCCAAGACTAGCCATGTAAGGTTCTTTATTAACCTCACCATACCCAAATATGTGACGCGCAATCGCAACCGAAATCTCAACTGGTTTATTGATCGGAAACACCAATTCCTTACAGGCGTAATCCGTAATCAGTTCGTTCTTCGATTTGTTTGTCACATATACGGTTGTCATAGTTATAGACTTATTACATCGCCAAATACGGTTATATCGCAAGTGCCATTGGTTACGGCAGTATTTACCTTCACGAACAAAGCACCGGCTGTATAAGTACCCGTAAGAGTACCCGCAACCAGGCCAAGGTCTTGATAGGTAGAAGTGCTTGTAACGTTAGCCAACACAACGTTGTTAGACACGGCATTTGTCGCGTTACCATCACTACTTGTAATAATCGTGATATTTGCCGTGTTTATTGTTGCATTTGCGTTAGATACCGTAATCTGGCGAATGATGTATTGCGTACCACCCAGAATCGCAATGGTAGCAACCGCATTACCCGTAGCAGTAACCGATACGCCAGTAGCTTCGCCAATGGCATACCGACTAAACTTATCGGGGTAATTTGCTCCTACATGATTCGCAATCATACGGTTTCCTTAGGAGTTATACGTTCCAGAAACGGACGCACCACCATTAACGGTAATCATGGTGACGTTTGCGTTTGCAGAAGCGGCAACTACGTTGACGTTTACGCCATCCGAAATAACTACCCCGCCGGTGTTGTTAGCCATGAGAGTGCTAAATGAAGTTCCGTTATTGGCAGTAACAGTTATGTTAGCCGTAGGGAACATCAGATAAACACCAGCAGGGATAACCGTACCTGGCGTGGTAACGGCAGCAACCGTAGTGGTTTGAAAGTAAGCGCCAGCAGTATTAGTACCTGCGCCTGAAATGATGATTTTATTTAGTGCGAGTGCCATGACTATTTCTCCTTAGATGGACAGCGAGTTATAGCCCGTCACCTTGGTCATGGCTTTGGGTTTGGTGTTCACCAATTCGGCAATCATCAAAACCGCGCCAACATAACCAATTTGCCAGTTCGGGAGGGTGGACTCAAATCCGGTAAATACAAACGAACCTTGGTCGTGAATGTAGAGCGACAGGTAGTTAGTATTCAGCAGATACAGAGTACCTTCTGGGCAATACGGATCGGGGTAGATTGGAACGCCAGCAACCATCAGGGCGCGGAACGCTGCCTGGGGGCCGTTGCCATCTGCATCAAAACCCGAACCTGGGGTAATAACGTACTGTTCTTGACCAACGTAGTCTTGAGCCAGCAGCGTCCAAGTACCAAAGCCGCATACGCCAAAGGACGGAACTTCCGCACCGTTCTTAACCGTACCGCTGATGTACTGAAGCACGTTCTGACGGGTCGGATTAACCGAACCAGCCGCGTACTGTTTTGACTGCCACCAAGTATAAGTTGCGCGGTCAATGTTACCGTAAGTACCCGACGAAGCAACCGCCAGGGGCAGACCGATAAATTGTTGCGTATTAGTCGTGTTGTTGTACAGAGCCGTTGCCATCGCGTCCATCATGACGTTTGTAGCGTCATTCATACGCGCTTCAATCAGCGGGATAACCGCGTGATCTTGCTGGACTGCACCTTCCATACCGAGGAAAGGTACGGGGGCAATCATCAGCTTCAGGTTAAACTCAGCATTGTAAGCACCCTGCTGGACTGACGGTTGCGCGAAAGAGCCGCTGTAGTCAGACCATTGAGCGTTCACAAACTGCGAACCCTGAACTGGTACGGTTACCTGAGAAACACCACCTGATGCTTGCTGGCTATTTGCAATCAGCGCAGCCATTAGGGGTGTCGAGTTATAAAGTTGTACGACCAGCTTCGGGATAAACGCCCTACGGGTTACATAGGTAAGTTCATTATATTGCGAAGAACCTGAAGCCGGAAGAATACCGCCGCCGATAGGCATAGCTTATCTCCGAAGTTTAAAAAATCCCCTATTACTACAAACCAATGGGTCGCGGGTTTTTACGCAACTCATTGAGTGCTTTTGCTGCTTCATCACGCGCACCCATCACCGGATTCTTCCAGTATTTCGACAGGTCAAATTTGCTGATGACATTGGGGTTGTAGCCACTTGGAGTAGGCGCGGCAGACTCTTTCATCCAGCGCCAGTATTCCGCAGCCGACTCATGGTTAGTAATACCTTTTTCAAGCATCACTTTCTCCACTTCCTCAACATCTTCCTCGCGGTCAATCAAGCCTTTTTTCATCAGCTTATCGCGCCGCTTACCCAATTCCGATATTGCATCGCGTTCACGCAGTTGTGATTCAAGTTGCGATACCCGATCCTCAGAACGATCTACTGCGGCGCGGGTGTATTCCTCAATCTCCAATTCAGGGATAGGCATATCTGGCCTAGCCTGTTTCGTCAATTTAAGAAACTGTTTCCGCGTAGCAGGATTCTCTGAGAGTTGACGGGCAAGCAAAGCCAACTCATCACGCGCTTCTAAACTAAGATCTTCCAAACTCATTTTTATCCCCTTTTTGCTTAGATGACTTTACGGCCTGTTTTGGCGCTAGGCTGCTTTTCCAAGGTCATTTGATTCTTGGAATACTTGGTCGGGCCAGTAAGACCACCAAATTCTGCATAAGGCGGCGTGTTATAAATTTGACAGTT